TATTTTATTACGTCTACACCAAACTGCGAATAGATCAGTAAGGCTAGCAAAGTGATGTAGGTCTAAGTCATACTTATCTCCACAAACCTCACATTGGTCGCGTTTTTCATAGGCAGATTTTGCTTTGTCCCGGACATACTTAATATAGTCTCTCGGTTTCATCTAAATTTCCTTATCTACACATATTATAGGTGAACAGCATTACTTTGTCAATTAAAAAATTTCTGGGATATCCCATTTTAGAATGATACAAAACCGGTAGTAAAACTATATAATCCGTAACGAATTGCATCAGCCATGTGGCTATATTCGTTATGTAGTGGACGCTCATTTACAAGCATTGCTTTAGGGTCCCACTGGTAAGCTTCTAGAGATTTGAGAACTTCTTTACAGTTAACATCTACAATAAGACGATCTTTTTCAATAATAGCACTAACATGGCTGATACCATCTAGCACTGACTTTTTCGCATTAAAGGTTGAAATATCATAGTCTGCAGCAAGATCAGCACGGAACTGCGCCGCTGCGCTGTCAACGTAAATAAAGTCTACGCCGTACTTATCAATATAATGCTGAATAGCTTTTGCATGTGCGCGGGTACTGCGCTGGTTGTCGTAATATTCTGCTAGGCAATAATATAGCTCCGTATCATGGTCATATGCAAATAGCGCGAATGCCATTGGATCTTTATAACCAACGTCCATACCGGCAAATAGGTCCATCTTTCTAAGGTCTAGAGTAGACAGGTCGCGTACTTGAGTCTCAAAGTTAAAGTCCCAAATCTTACCCTCGAACATGCTGAAGTCAGCTTCATATTCCTGACGGAACTCAGCATCGCTCATGTTGCTGCGAGCTTCTTCAATATCCTTAGGATCAGCACGCGGGTTATCGCGCCATGTAGCATGTACACTAAACCAGGTTGGTGTCTCATCATTGAAACCACGCTCATAGAACTTACAGAACCAGTTATTCTTACCGCGAGGTGTACTGATGAAGATAGCCTTACTATTTGGCTTATCTAGTGTAGGTCGTAGAGCCACATTAAATGCATCTTCACCGGCGCTAGTAAGAGCCGCCTCATCAAAGATGATTAGGTCATAGGAACGCCCAACAACAGAGTCTACCTGGTTAACAGAACCCATACGAATTGTAGAACCGTTAATAAGCTCAATCGTACTATCCTTAGCGTTATCTTTAATTACCTCTACGCCAAAGTGTTTAATCAGACCGCGCTGTAATTCAAAAGAAATTTGTGACAGTCGATAGTTAGGTGACATAATAAGTACACTACTACCAGGCACTAGAGACACAATGTTACCAATTATATTGGCGATGTATGTCTTACCCAAACGACGCGACACAGCCGCACATACAAAACGGTACCTTGGGTCATTGATAGCATTAATAATGGCTATCTGAGGGTCTAGAGGCTCGATCTTGAGCATCTGCAGATAGGTTTCGATGTTTAGCTTAAGAAACCTATTGGGTTCCTCGCTAAAATCGGTTATACTATTACTAGATACTGTATCTCTACTTAATTTCATAAATTGTCTTTCTAGACAGCGCCTAGTAATGTTGCAGTAAAGGTATCTAATAAAACACCCGAGGCATTTACTGTAACAGTCTTTGTAGAACCAGACACTAAAAAATTTGTAACAGTAAATGCTAATGTATCGTTATTAACTACGGTGATTGGGCTAGAGAAACCTCCTGTGCCATTTTTTACTGCCGTTACACCAAAGCCAGCAGTTACACTAAAGGTTATTGTAGTGGTGGCAGTAATACCAGTAATTGTTTTTGTAGCTGTAGTGCCAACGCTGTTACCTGGGTTAATATTGGCCCAATCAACGGCATCTGGGGTAGTATCTGCCGAAGATTTATTCCTCAAGTCATTCATGCTAATTGTGCCACTCGCGGGCACGCCGCTAGCAGCCGCATAATACTCTGATAGAGAAATGGGGTTAGTGCCCCCAAACTCTGTTTGAATATCGGCCATAGTTATTGTACCACTAGGCGTTGTCATTTTTCAACTCTTTCACTTCTGCCCTTAGCTCTTTAATAGCTTCTACTATAAGGGGAATTAGCCTAGAGTAATCCACTGTTAAATAGTTTTCTCCAGACTTTGACGTTATTTCTCCTGATGTTTCATGGGTTTCCATATCCACAGGAGCTAAAGATACTGCTTCTGGTAATACTGCTTCTACTTCCTGTGCAGAAAGACCTACCTGGGTTTTATCGCTATTATAGCCAAGGCTTTTAGCTAAATCATTCTCCTTATAAACAAACCCTGCTAAGGAACATATTTTATCTAGGGCATTCTCTATATTAGCGACTTTGGATTTTAGGCGCATATCAGAATAATACGCGGTGACGTTTCCGGTCGCTGCGATTTGGTTGGACACGTAGAAAGCCTTACCATTATAGACTCGCACCCACGACGTATCGCTCATGTGGATGCCGCCGCCGTGGGTGGTACTATACCAGCCACTGTTGCCTTCAGAGCGGAACCAGCCGGAAGCGTTCACCGATCCTGGGTAAATTGAATACGCTGTGCCAACATTTACGCTGTGTAAAACAGTAAGTTTACCCTCTGTATTTAGGGACATAGACCCCTGAGCATTTGTATGTGACGATGTTCCCCACCACCAACCACGAGCTGCATTAGAGCTCATCTGAAAAGTCATGGCGTAGTCATTTAACTGACCGTATGTATATGAATTACCCATTCCGATGCCATAAGTGGAACCGCTCCATACGCTTAATTTAGCACGACTACTAACGGCTGTGCTAATAAAATTTGTACCAGTAACGTTGCCTGTTGCAGTAATATTATTTGGTATTAGTAAACCCGTATTGATTAGGGTCATTCTAAGAACGCCAGATACATCCCACGTATAGCCGGTACCATTATAACCAAACTCTACATAGTTACCCACGTTACCAATAGTAGCAAGTGACGCAGTTGCCCCAGTACGTTCTATGGAAATATGGTTAGAAGCTGCCCCTGTTCTAGTAGTTTTTAAAGGTGTAGAATAGGTATTATTCCCGCTCCAAGTATTGTTTGAACCTAGAATTGTTGCTCCGGACGTACCTGTAGTTCCTTGAGAACCAGTACTACCAGTGCTGCCCGTACTACCAGTGCTGCCCGTACTACCAGTGCTGCCCGTACTACCAGTGCTGCCCGTAGTTCCTTGAGAACCAGTACTACCTGTAGTACCGGATGTACCTGTAGTTCCTTGAGAACCATTACTACCAGTAGTACCTGTGCTGCCCGTAGTTCCTTGAGAACCATTACTACCAGTAGTACCTTGTGTTCCGGCACCAGTAGTGCCCTGTGTTCCAGTAGCACCCTGTGTACCTTGTGTCCCGGCACCAGTAGTACCCTGTACACCTAATAATCCCTGTACGCCTTGTATACCCTGTACACTGCCAGCTGGACCCTGTATACCAGTGCCAGTAACGCCTTGTATACCAGTACTACCCTGTATTCCAGTACTACCCTGCGGTCCTGCAAAGCCCTGAGCTCCAGTAGTTCCTTGTGCTCCAATAGGCCCTTTAACAAGCCAAGCCACCCCGTCAAAATAAAAACGGACTGACCCCTCATCATAAGTGTCTCCAATGCTAGGACTTACCGGGAACGCCAACTACTAATTCTCCTTCTTTACGTCGTCTAGTTACTAGACCAGGCAGTCTACGACCACCAGCGAACACATATTTCTGCATTCCATAGTAGGCTGCAGTATATTCTTTATTTAATAAATGACGACCAATCTGAGTACTTTTGCCATGTAATGCACCGGGACCAAGGTTAAATATAAAACTTGTAATCCCATCATGTACATCACCGCTAGAAAGTCCAGTTATTGCGTACGCTGCCATCGAAGCCCATTTAAGATCCTGCAATAATAGCTCATGCGCTTTATCACGTGTAATCGTCAACACACCAACGTCACTTCTCTTAACCGTGCTAGTATGCCCATATCCGATTGTTGGCACACCAGCCGCGTCAAGGTAAGCAACTAGTCGTAAACCTTCGGATTCTGCAATAAAATTTGAAAGCTTAGTGGGTTTAAATAACTTAGCAGGCTCAACGGCTTTTATGTCCGTAACAACCAGAGGAATAACAACTTTATTCCAAAAGAATTTAATCAACATGGCTCCCTATCCCGACTATATAGTCGATTCCATCTAGTCTAACCGAGAACTTACGGCCAACGAAACGTCCGGTAACTCCAGTTCTAGGACTATTTGCAGGCTCATCTACATGAATGCCAGTTTGTGCTTTATAAACCTTAACATCGTTAGCAGTATAAATAGCACCAATCTCAGCACCCCAAATGTCTGCATCTGTATGCCCATCATATTCTTTAGCATTACCACCTAGGTATTTCACAGCATAAGCCTGAGATACACGTACCATTACAAAGTCACCAAGACCCCTACGACGTTTCACAAACATCATGCCAGGGTCGGCATCTACTAGTTCTGTAAGTATAGTTTCGGTATCAATAGTACCCATACGGGCGGCCATAAGACTTAATAATGCAGCCTCTAGTTCTTCTTCTTTAACACGCAATCTAGCTTCCATACGATCTGAGTATGCGCGTTCTCTGTCCGCCTCACTATAAGAGGATGATGCTTTTTCTTTTTTAGCCAAACGACGCTCATTCCAGAGCCACGCTATAGCAAGTCCAAAGGGGGTTGCTACCTTCAGCGTTTCAGTTATCCAATCTTGTATTGACAATGAATCCTTTATAGGCCTGTCTCATGTGGTATGCCGCTATTACATTAAACACGATAAAAGCCTCTAGTACGTACCATTGTTTAGTCAACTCTAATACTAGAGTATAAACGTAGGTGTCGTGCATAAGGATTGGAAAGAATAAACCAGCTATTCCTGCCATAATATATCCATAAGCGTTACCGCGATACGACTTTGCTAGAAACTCTGCATTGATGTGTGATATTGTAATACGGTCAAGAGACGCGTCCATTAGCTTACCCGAAAGTTTTATATTATAATAGGCTACAGCAAACATCGTAGCTGCCCATAAAATTATATCTATCATCCAACGAGCCTTTTCATAAGTTCCCCATAGTTACCCTCACCAAATTCATTAATCTGTACGTTGGTTTGACTAGTAGGAGCTGTTAGTTTTGCCTCGTCCATTCGAAGCTGATGAGCAAACTTTAATAGTTCTAATAAGTCTGCCTTAGTATAGAAGCCAGTATCTACACCCTCTTCAATTTTTTGATCTATAAGTCTATCGAGAGTACTGGCGAGTTTAAATCGATTACGGTAGCCCGTGTCGAGGTATACTTGAGTTATATAGTCTTTTATATCTTTCTTACCCAGAGTCTGTATTACAACCTCACCAGGAATACCTAGCTGGGCGGCAACTATATCAACGTCATTGTGCTCCAAGTAAAGGTTGGCGACAACTAGATGCTCTGGGATGATTCGAATTTCACTCATAGTGAATTATAGGTTATATGATAGTTTTTGTCAAGCATAATTTTTGCCGGATGGTAGGTTTTTGCACCGAAATGGTTGATATTTTTTAAAATAGGCCGCGAGGATGGGCCTGGGTGCGTGCAACCAAAGGTAGTCTCTTAACCGCCCCCTACAACCTGTAGTTGAAAAACAGTATATTCCCTAAAATTTCCAAAAATGTATTATATGATTTTGCATAATCCATTTTTGACCCAAAAAGCCAATATGCAGATTTCTATATTGGCTTTTTGACCCAGAATTGGATTATGTAACACCTTGAAACCATTGGACTTTTTGCCGGAAAAAAATCCAATGAAATCAAGGCACTAGCCTTTGGAACAAAGGGGGTACATAACATTACCAAATTGTAACTTTACTATTCTGGCTGGCTAGGCTATATTATGACTATGGAAAAAGGAACTACTATGGAATTTTTGTCCGTTGCAATTTTGGCTCTGGTGATGTTTTTGGCTGTTGAGAAATTTAAATCTGCATTTTAGGCTTGACAGAATCGACTAGAAGCCCTATATTAAGACTATGGAAAAGGAAAACAAAATGATCAACCAACTTCTGACACGTATCCAAAATGGCGAAACTGTTAACATTTCGTTCTGGAAAAAGGACGGCCAGCTTGGCCAAGCTGCGGTTTGCCAAAATGACTTCACCGCCAAAACGGACCGTAAGAAGGTTGACGTAGCGGAAGGTACTACTCGCCTGTTTTGCGAAAATAGGGGTCGGTATATCACCGTTCAAAACGATACCATTATGATACATGAATTGGAGGCTTACTGAGCTTTCATTTGCTCACCATTTGCGAATGAGTTGCATTCGCAACGCGTTTTCGTTTTTTGAGCCAAAACAGCAGAATGCTAATGCCTTGTTTTCATTGAAAATTTTGCCGGCAAAAAATCCAATGAAATCAAGGCTGTACACGATTTATCGATAAACGATATAGACATGGGGTGCTGGATGGGTTAAGGTATTGAAATCAAAGGAGAAATTCATGACAAGACTTCAAACACTTCAACTACAGGTTGCCGAGCTTCAGGATTATGTCAATGAAATCAAGGACTTAGACACAGTCTGGGGTCGGGAATGGACTGCAACCCTGAAGGAAATGCAACTGGAGGTTGTATATATGCAGATCTCGGCCCTCTGAGGGGCCGGGCTACTGCCTTGATTTCATTGAAAAATTTTACAGCAAAAAATCCAATGAAATGGCTACAGCCTTGTTTTCATTGAAAATTTTGCCGCCAAAAAATCCAATGAAATCAAGGCTGTAGCCATTTTGCGAATGAGTCGCATTCGCGCGTTAGCGCCGAAGTGCAAAGTAGTAAAAATAGTTCTGGACAATATCGGCTAGATGGGCTATATTTAGATTATGGAAAAGGAAAACAAAATGATCAACCAACTTCTGACACGTATCCAAAATGGCGAATCCGTTAACATTTCGTTCATCAAAAAGGACGGCCAGATTTCAACTGCGATCGTTTCGCAAAATGACTTCACCGCCAAAACGGACCGTAAAAAGGTTGACGTAGCGGAAGGTACTACTCGCCTATTCTGCGAAAATAGGGGCCGTTATATCACCGTCCAAAACGATACCATTATGATACATGAATTGGAGGCTTACTGAGCTTTCATTTGCTCACTCTTTGCGAATGAGTCTCATTCGCAACGCGTTTTCGTTTTTTGAGCCAAAACAGCAGAATGCTAAGACCTTGATTTCATTGAAAATTTTGCCGGCAAAAAATCCAATAAAAACAAGGCTGTAGCCATTTTGCGAATGAGTCGCATTCGCGCGTTAGCGC